TGTAATAGAAGCACCATAAACTGGTTTAACTTCAACTGAAGAACCATCTGCTAGTTTTAATGTAGAGATGTTCATCTCTTGCATCATGGTAGGTATAACCTCACCAGAAACTAATTCGATATGTCGTTTCAGTTCTTTTAATTCTTTTTCTTTTTGTACTAAATCGTCCTCTAATGATTTTAGTTTTACTACTTGATCCGATAATGATTTTGCATCATTAACTGAATTCAAATCTTCTCTTTGGTCTTGTTCAAAATCAATACTACTCATTTACTTCTCCTTTCTCATATAAATTAATTGCTATAGGATAATATGTTCTTTCTTGTTTATCCCATTTCAACAAGTTGTATTTACCGTTTGTAATATCAGAAACAATAGAACATGCAACACCTATGATAGCAGGATCACCTGTTAACAATAAATAATCTTCCGGTCTAAAATTTTTTAAAAGTTTTCTTAATTTAAAAATTAATGGACCCGGTGAAAAAATTATTTGTGAAAGCTCTGGTAACAATGGTATTACATCACCATACTTTTTAGCACCTACAATATTTATTTTAGGTGTTCCAGCTTTTGTACCAGGTACTTCCTGTATTAAATAAACTTTTCTTTCTGACATTATTGACAAACAATATAATTATGTTTATATAGTTGTCAACTAGAAAGAATAGAATTTATGAACTATAAATTTAAGACAGAGCCATACGCTCATCAAATTAAGGCATTAGAAATGTCTTGGGATAGACCCTACTTTGCATACTTTATGGAGATGGGTACTGGTAAATCTAAAGTATTGATTGACAATATATCTATGCTTTATGACAATGGTAAGATCAATGGTGTCTTAATTGTGGCACCAAAAGGTGTAGTAAAAAACTGGTATGAGGGTGAAATACCCGCACACCTTGTAGACCATATTGAACACAAAACTGTTTTATGGCAATCTTTAATTACAAAGTCACAACAAAAAGAATTAGATACTTTGTTTGAAACAGGTGAAGATCTACACATATTAGTTATGAATGTAGAAGCTTTGTCTACCAAAAAAGGTTATGACTTTGCACAAAAATTTTTATTTTCTCACAGAGCTTTGATGGCTGTTGATGAGTCTACAACTATAAAAAATCCAGAAGCTAAACGTACAAAAAATATCTGTAATTTAGGTCTAGCATCTAGATATAATAGAATACTTACAGGTTCTCCTGTAACAAAATCACCACTAGATTTGTATAAACAATGTGAATTCCTGACCCCTGGTCTGTTAGGCCATGAGTCTTATTATACTTTTAGAACTAGATACGCTATCATGAAGACAGCTAACTTTAGTGGTAGGTCTGTACAGATAGTTGTAGGTTATAAAAACCTGGATGAGTTATCACAAAAACTAAAAGCATTTTCATACAGAGTATTAAAAGATGAATGTCTAGATTTACCAAAGAAAACATTTATGAAACGTACGGTATCACTTACACCAGATCAATTAAAAGTATACAAAGAGATGAGCAGGTTAGCTCTTGCTAGTTTCAATGGTAAGATGATGACAACAGCTACAGTCTTGACTCAGTTGATGAGACTACAACAAATAACTTGTGGTAATTTTACTGCAGATGATGGCACGATGCATGAGATGCCAACAAATAGATTGCCAGAGCTTATGGATTTACTTGATGAGATAGAGGGCAAGGTTGTTATTTGGGCTCACTTTCAAAAAGATGTAAATAAAATTATAGAAGCTATTAGTAAAGAACATGGTCCAGATTCTTTTGTAGATTATTATGGTCTAACACCACAAGAAGATAGACAAAAGAATATACAGAAGTTCCAAGATCCCAGTTCCCCGGTCCGTTTTTTTATAGGCACGACTCAAACTGGTGGTTATGGTATTACACTTACTGCTGCTAGCACAATGATATATTATTCTAATGGCTATGACCTAGAGAAAAGACAACAATCAGAAGCTAGGATAGATCGTATCGGTCAAGAAAGACCTATGACTTACATAGATATTATATGTGAGAAGACAGTAGACACTAGAATAGTAAAAGCTTTACGTAAAAAAGTTAATATTGCAACACAGATAATGGGAGAGGAGTTGAAAGAATGGATCTAAGACCTGGTGTAATTATACGAATGGGACTATGGATTAGTCTTGTATTGTGTTTGTTGTGGATGTTAAACTAAATTTTTTGCTGAACCAGTTACTGGTCTATATTTTGTTTTACCTTCAGATTTATAAGCATGCATAAACTGTGCACGTCTACCTTCAGGTATCCAGCTGCAGTGAATCCAGCCCGAGTTGGGTTCGCCGGGAGTGTAGAACTCGAGGATCAATTGATCTGGCTCTAGGTTCTTATATATCCAATCTGCAAGCTCTGCATTGTCTGTGCCTATTACTTCGAAGTCTGCGGCTTCAGCTTTGGCATGCTGTGAATTTGCAGAACTACCAATAGCCATACATAATTCTACACTACGAAAACCGCTTGTTACCTTGACCCTACCGAAATGATCACGTACTGGCTGTAAGATATTTTCACACAATGCTTTTAATTTTTCTATCTGCTCTGCGTTAGGGTTGTTATTAATGCCCTTACGTATTGCAGTATCTGATTTAATTAATTCTGATAAAGTAAAATTTCGTGATAGATTCATTAATTTATTATTCTCTCAATAGCGAAGAGTGCAGCAGTTCCCGCAGCTGCTAAGAGAACCCAATAGACTTTGTCTATCTTACCGCCCAACTTCTCGACGTCTTCGTGTACATGTTTTAAATTCTTCTTGACACCTGATATGTGTCCATACAAAGATAAAATGTGTTCTCTAGTGTTTTTAGGTTCTATCGCCATAATTAGTTTTGGTTGAATAGTATAGCAAGTTTTTGAGCCGTACTCAAGTTGCTTAAACTGTTGGTATTAACTGTTCTTGATATTAAATTATTGTCAATACTAGGTAGATTTAGTGTATTTGGTGTTACAGGTGTCTCTTGTGCACTAGGTAGTAGTGGGTTTTTTATGAACGGAAAGTTTGGTTCCGATAAAGATATGTCTCTCATTTGTGATTGTATTTCTATAATAACATCTATTGCTCTTTCTAATGGATCTGATTCTCCTATAGCTGCAGCATTTTCTCTAAAAGCTTGTCTTATATCAGGAGATATATTTATTGGTCTAAATATATTATTATCAATAGTATTTACTTCTATGTTAGAAAGTCTACCAACTGCAGTTCTAAACCCTTCTTCACTAATATTTAATTTTCTAGCTGCATCAATATCTTTTTTAAAATCTCTTCTTACACCAAACAAAGATCTATTTGCATTTATATATGCATCTACAATATCTCTTGGTTCTATGGGTCCACCACGTAAAGCTTCTCTTGTAAATAATTGTCTAGATTCTCTAACTCCTTTTTGATAGTCAGCGATTTTAAAATTAATACTTCTTTCTGGATTTATATTTACAGATCTAAAACCAAACAATCCTGCAAACTCATCACCAAATTCAAACGTTTGACCATACTTATCAAACTTACCTTTTGTAATTACATCAACAGATTCTATAGATCTATCTAATCTTTTTAATTGTTCAAATGAAAAAGGCATTTGGGCTTTGACTAAGTGTGCCATAATTTTTTGTGCTTTATCTCCAGGTAAATCTTGTGGATTAAATACTTGGAACCCATCTCTAGTTCTACCACCTCTTGCTAATAAATCTGCTACAGCTTCTGTCCAAATAGATTCAGATATAAATGGTGACGCAAACTCTGACATAGATGCAAATGTACCTGCAATAAAATCATCCATTAAACCATCTTCATCTGTTCTTCCATCAGCAACAGAATTAATTATAGTTTGTACAGGTCTAATTAATGTGTCGTATGCATTAGCATGACTAAAATCTATGTATTTAAAATTACCTTTTTCATCTTTTATTGGTAGTATTGTTGAATTTTTTGACCAGTCTGCAACATATCTTCGAATAGCTTCTCTCTCTTCATCTGTTACATCGTAGATAGCCTGGAAAGCTTTTTGTGTTGCATAAGGTACAGCAGCAACAGTTGTACCAAAACCAAACAACCTAGTATAACCTATACTTTCAAAAGGTTTGATAACTGTGCCGTCTGCAAGCTCAATAGTTTCATTTATTTCTCTTAAACCACGTCTTACAATATTTGTTCCTGTTCTAACTATTTCTGCAGGAAACGATACAAAGTTACCTATCGGTAACTTTCTTAATGACTTAACAAAATCAGATACATAATCATAGTTTGGTATATTGTTTTTTACAATATCTGCTGCTTCTTGTTTAAAAAATTGTTCATCAACTGTAACATCAATACCGTTTCTTTTTATTGACATACCTCTTGTTACACCTTTATCAGCAAGAGCTTTTTCTAATCTTGTTTTTTCCATAGCCCATGATGCTATCTTCCAGAAGTCATCTTCAGCTGTGTATAGATCTTGTGATACAGATTTTAATTTAGATAATGGTTTTAATAATAATCTTAGACCTTTGTCTGATGTCATAGTCTCACCAAAGTTTACATCTTCAAGCAATCTAGTTAAGTCCCCTAATCTTACGTTAGAGTTTACAACACCTAGTTTTAATAACTCCTCGTACAGATCGTTCTGTTGTCTTGTGCCTTTGAGTGGTGTCTGTAATGCCTGATACGCTGTCTTGATAGCCTGACCATCAGGTATAATACCATTAGCTGTAGCAAATGCACCAGCAGATACAAAGTTTCTAACGTGTGTTACTGGTGATAAAATTGTTTTTGCTATCTGTGATAGACCTTTTGGATATAAAATTAAGCTTTGATACAATTGACCCAACATACCTGCCTTGTCAAAAGATAATGACGTGCCCTCCAAAGCTTTTGCTAAACCGGACGGTGCGTATAATTCATTAAGAGGGTTTACAGATCCGCCTTTGGCTGCAACACTAAGTGTTTTAGCCTGATCAATTCTTATTTGTTGATAGTCATCACCAAACACAAGTCTTGCCTCATCTGCAGTTTTAGTAAATAAAGGTTTTTTACCTGCAGCTATAAGCTCATCATTTTTTCTTATAAGATCTTGAAAGAATAAATTTCTTCTTGTAATCATAGATAGTTTAGCTGTGCCACCTAATATTGTCTGCATAGGGTTTTGTTGTTTACCTAAAAGTTTTTCAAATACTTTTCTATCAGCTTCTTTAATTGCACCTGCAGACACTAATGCAGATCCTCTAGCTGTTACTACATCATCAAGTGTAGTTCTGTTTACAAAAAATGCAGGCACTTCAAAGATAGCATCAGATGGTTTATCCATTCTAATACCTTTTGGAAGTCTTGCAGTTTTTAATACTCTGGTTACAGCTTGTTCTGCTTGAAGGTCTGTCATCTCTTCACCAGCTTCTCGTGCGCTAGATTTAAATACTTCTTTAGCTTCGTCGATTGCTTCTTTAGTTGGCTTGTATCTTACCCATGGAAAAATACTTTGATTTTGAAATATGTCATATGTAGAACCAATATAGTTTTTAAATTTGTTACCAAACAAACTTTTAAATTCTTGTATTTCGTTTTGACCCAATGATCTACCTAACTTAGAAAACAAATCAGCCCATCTTCCTCTTATGCTAGATAGATTAGCAAGTATGTCTGTAATAACTTGATCATCTACTTTCATGTCTTTTAATTCTTTTACCAATGCTTTTTTCTTTGCATCATCTAATTTACCAAATGTAGCAACGCCCTGATCATCTAATTCTGCTTTACCAGATAATAAAAGATCATTTATTTTTGTTAGCATTTGTTTTCTTTTTTGAGCTTCTGCTTGATTCATTACAGTTCTGATAGGTGGAAATACTTTGTCTATTGCTAAATCTAATTCTCTAGATATATTTCTTGCACCTGCAGCATCTGCAGCTCTTTCACCCACAGAGGTTCTCTGTATATCAAAAGCTTCTTGTGGTAATCCACTTCTTGCCCTGAACCCTGATGCAATCTTATCAATAAATGCATCTAGTTTAGAGTTTGCTACATCTAATTGTTTGTTTCTATCTGTAAGTCTTTTAATAACTTTACCTGTACCACTAAAAATACCTGTAAATAATGCACCCTCTGTACCAAATTTAACTCTGTTTAATAATTCTCTTGTAGGGTCATCATCAGACGATCTATCTACTTTAGTTGGTCCACCGATAAAATCTCCAAAGGTACCAAGTTGCTCTACGTCACCAACAAATACAGCTTCAGCAACACCACCACCTAATGCACCTGCAATAAATTTATTTGTTTTACCTCGTGCATTTAATTCTAATGCTTCATCTACACCTTTTTTTAAATTTGGATTAGATAATTTAAAATATTTATTATTTCTACCGGCACGCATTGCATCATCTGCAAGCTTTGCTCCTATCTTCATACCTCTTACTGCAGGTATACCAATATTAACTAATGCTTCTGTTATTCTACCAGCAGCTGTTGCTTCTGCTTTTTCATCAAACTCTGTAAGATCATCAAAAAATGCTTCTACTTTTGCTGCTCTATTTTTATCAACACCAAGATCAAGTAATGTACCACCTAAAGAAAAGAAACCTTTTGGTATTGCAATTAAACCTGATGCAACACCTGACAATACAGACTCTAGTGTACCAACCTTTTGATTGTTGCCTGATGTAAGGAGTGTTTTATTATCGCCAAAGATAGAAGCCATTTATTCTCCTATACAATTGATGTTATATCTTGACCGTTAACTTGAAATATTCTGTTATTGATAACGTATGTTCCATCTGGAACTTTACCTTCTTTTACTAAAGATTGTATATACCCTTCTTCATTACTGCTGTTAGCTTCCATCCAATCTTTAACTGCTTCTGAGTCTTCAACACCAGTTATATTAATACCACTGTTTCTTGCAAATCCTGCTAGTTGATTCCCTGAAGGGAAAGATCCTTGTTTGTTGTAAGCAGTAATTAAATTATCTTTAAGAGTTTCATTACCTAAAATTTTATCTTTGTATTCTTTATCAGATATACCTAACATTCTTGCTGTTCTAATATTGTCAGGAATTTTACTTTGTTCAATGTCTTTTGTAATTTCACCTTTAAGTATCGCAGCATCAATTTGTTTTTTAAGATCAACACTTTTATCAAGATTTTTAGATAGTGAATTAATAACACTACTAACAAGATTACCAGATTTTAATTGGTCTTTTATTGTACCACCTTCTCTTATTTGATTACTTGCATCTATTAAAGTGTCATAGACTGCACCTTTCTGCATTTTATCTACACCCATAAGCTCGTAATATCTTTTTCTATTTGCTTCTATTCTATCTTTTGTAATCTTATCAGCATCAGCTTTTGATTGAACTGTTGTGCCTCCAGCTTCACCAGGTTTAGTTGTTCCTGTAACTGCATTATCATCAGCTGGTTTATAATTTTTTGGATCTTCAGGATCTGGTGTACCATCAGGTAGTAATGCACCACCACCATAGTAAAGAATAGATCCAACAGCTAACGGAGATTTAGCTATTCCTTTAGCTGCTGCTTTTATAGGTTTACCAAACTTACCTGTTCCTTGAACAATGGCTTTACCTGCAGCAAACTCAGGAGATTGCATAAAATATTTACCGAGTGTAGTTGGAACTGGTTTATTCGGATCAAATACTTGTTTAACAGGAGTGTAATTCATATTACCTGATCCTAACATTTTAGTGCCACCTCTACCTGTTGTAGAGGCTTTTCTAAATACATTTGCTCCATATTTAACCAAAGGTCTAATTAATGCTCTGCCTGCAGCTATAAGAAGTGGTGCAGCTTGAATAGCATGTTTTGATCTGCCATCAGATGATTTAGGAAATATAGGACTACCCACAGTATTAATAGCTTGTGGTTCTTTCATACCCTGCATAATACCCTCTTTGATAGGGCCACCGTTTCTAAACATTGGTCTATTTAATGGTCTCATTATCTACCGCTACCGTATAGTTTACCGAATATACCTGCAAGTCCAACAGCGTTACTTATAGCACCTGTTAATGGATCAACTCCACCACCCCCTATTGGAGCAGGTGCAGAACCAAATCCTGCAAGTCTACCAAGACCAGCACCATATTGATCTAATCTAGTCATAGGTTCGTAAGCAGCAGTTCTTGCAGCAGTAGCATCAGCTGATAGTCTTGCTGATTCTAAACCTTGTCTAAACGCACCAAGATTACCTAGTGCAGAAACATCTTGACCTAAAGATCCTCTTTGGAAATTAGACAGACCCATTTGTTGAGCTGCTAAATTACCTTGTTGTTGAAATGCGTTTTGTGCTAATTGATTAGCTTGTGTAAATCCTTGTTGTTGTAATTGTGCAAGTAGTGATGCTCTGTTTCTTAAATTACCTGCATCGTATTCTGCCATCTGCACACCTTCTCTACCACCACCAAAAGCTCCTGAAGTAACTGCTTGGTCCCTGATCCCTTGTCTACCCATCGCGGCTTGTCTATCAAAGTCAGATAAGGTTGTATCAATAACCTGTTGTTGATACGGAGACATAAACTGTTGAAATGCTTGTGGTCCAGTTAACCCTGCTTGTGTAGTTACTGCTTGTTGTGCAGCATTTAAAAATGGTTGATAGGACCCAACACCTTGTGTTGCAAGACCTATAGCCTGTGTCTGTAAAGGATCTTCACCAGCAACAAATTGTCTACCAGTAAACGTACCAGTATTAATAGGTACAGATGTTGCTGCCGTTAACTGTTTAGCAAAATCTTTTGATGTATCTTGTAAATAATCTGGTAATGACATTATGCTAATCTACCCTCCATCATTTGTGCTTGATCAAACATTTCTTGTGCAGGATTCATACCTTGCGACTCTTCTGATATAGTACCACCTGCTTCTAAATTGTCCATCATGTTCTGCATAACTTCAGCGCCTTTGTCTATATCGCCACCGCCTGCATTTCTAACAGCGTCTGCTGTAAATACAAATTCATTCTTGCTAAGTCTAGCTGGTACATCATCTGCTCTCTCCTCAGCTCCTAGTGGTACAAAACCACCTTCTCTATAATCTTTTTCTAAACCACCTAAATCCATTAGACCACCTTCTTGTTTTTTATTTAATGAAGATAAATAATTAGTTATTTGATCTGCTGTAGCTCCTGTCATAGATTCTATAGTAGACATATCCATACCTTTATTTTTCATATCAGATATCATGGCCATTTGTTCTTCTGATAAAACAGATTCGCCTTCTTTGTACCCCGGTCTCATACTAGCTAGTCCACCATCAGCAGCGTAGAAATTATCTACAAATTTTGGTTTAGGTAAAAATCTTAAACTTGGGTCTTGGTTTCTAGCCATGTTAACTATACTTGCAATACTATCTGGTGTTTGTGTAAATGGTGTTTCTTCTACAACTTCTTCTTCATCGCCACCCATTAAAAATGGTGCAGCAATTGCAGCAGCCCCAAGTCCACCACCTAATAATCTTAGACCACTAAATCCTTTTGTTGGATCACCACCAACCCTAAATGCATTTCCTATTGTTCCTAAAAAACCTTCTCCACTTGCTAATCCTGTACCAAGTTTTGATTTAGCAAATAATCCAGGTAAACCACCAAATCCACCTGCTTGGGTTAATAAAGATTGTTTACCAAATAACATTGGAGCATAGTTAGCTGCTAATGCACCTAAAGCTATTTTACCTACAGGTGATTTGACTATTTTTTTTACAGCACGCTTAGCTTTTTTTACAATCTTACCTAGAAAATAACCTTGTCTAGGTTCTTCTAGTGTCATAATTCCGCCACCGGCACGTAATTGTCTTTCCATTAATGATCTAGATATTGCCATAATTTAGTCTAAATCCTCTTTGTATAGTGTTTTTGAGCTATAATCAATCATATATATCGACCAAATCTGCTAGTCCTCCACCCATATAACCCTGTCTTCCTCTACCCGTTTTATTACTTACTGGACCGCCATCTGAACCAATACCAAATCCCATTCCAGAATCAAAAGATTGATTACCTTGACTATCTTTTCCATAGTTAACTGGTCCGTGTATTTCGGGGTTATAATTTGCTTTTCCTTGTTTTTTAATTGCTGCTAAAGCTGCGGCTTGGTTTTCTGCTTCTTCTAATTCTTTTTGTATTTCTTTTTGTTCTTTTTGATATTGATATTTTTGATAGTTGTTTACTGCTAATGCTTCTTTAAATTGTAAAGCTTTAAAACCAGTTACTATATTACCCTCATCATCAACAACATCGCCGTTTTGATTCATTGAAAAACCTTTATTTGTTAAATTATCAAATATTTCTTTTTGTCCTTCAAAGTATCCTTTAGCCCCAAAATTTTTACCTGTTGCTGTTTTTACACCTGATGATCCTGAAAACAATAAACCTTGTCCTGCTAATTGATTGTATGCACCTTTTTGAAAATCATCTAAACCGCCCATTGCATAGTTACCACTTGGTTGATCTCTATTATCATTCATTCTATTTTCTATAAAATTTAATGCAGTATTTCCAAATGGAATAAATCCGGCTGCAATTCTAGCAAAAGCTGGAACTGTTTTTTTATAGCTATATGGTTCTCCAATTGGACTAGCTGAAGGGTCTTCAAACTGCCTTCCTACTCCAACCTGTTGCACGCCTCCTTCAAGTCCACCTATATAACCAGGAGCTCCATACTGACCATAAGACACGGGGTCTAAAGCAGACCCATATCCAAAAGCATTTCCTCCAATACCTGTTATTCCTCCACCACCGCCACCCATATTCATAGGCACTGTTTGTATACCTGTAGCAGCTCCACTTGTTGCTGTACTAGTTGATATAGGTATTGGGTTTCCTAATCTATAAGGTTCTTGTGTAATAAAACGATTACCTTGATTAAATATATTTTGATCAGCTTGATTATAAAAAGCGGGTGCAGCAAATATAGACATTAATTATAGCTCCCGTTTTTATATCCAATCTCACGATTAGCATCTTTTAATTTTTCGATGTCTTCTAAAACTTTATCCATTTGTTTTGTTAAAAATTCTATGTTTACTTTGTTTAAAGCCATTGACTCAATGTGTTTGTTTAAACGATCCGTGGTTTTGTACAAATCCTCTAGCATCATGTATTGTTCGCTATCTGCAGGAAGCGACCCCATTTGGCCCCGTGGCCATTTGATTCTAAATTCTGTATTTTGTTCTACATCCTGTTCCATTATCTTAATCTTGGTGTCAGCAATATTTAGACGCTCCACCATTTGGAAATAGCCCATGGTGCCGAGTGCCACGATAATTATCAAACTGGCAACCGTCTTCATCGGCATCTGCACGGCAGCGGATTCAGATATTGATAAAGGTTTTTTACTCATCTTCTTTATCCGATGATGCACCTAACGATGGCATCTTTGCTACTTTAATTTTTACAGATCTTGTAACATCTTCTCTTACAGTATCTGTATCTGGATTAGCAATGTCGTCTTCTGCTTCTTTATCTGAATTGTATTCGTAATTTGTTTTTGTATTTCTTAAAACTATTTCAGCTTCACACTTAACAACAGGTACCTCTTTACCGTCAATTGTTACGTATTCGACTGATCCTTCTTCTTTAAATGCCATATATTATTCCCTATTTATTTGTAACACAGAAAGCACAATATGTAACCTGTTTCCTGTGGCTGCAGTAGCCTTTATAGCTTCACTTTCCTGTAAAACTATGGGCTGCGATAACAGCTCTATTGTTTCATTGGCAGATACAGCTTTGGTTTTATATAAACTAAATACATTTGAAGATGCATCTGTCAAGGTCAAAGTTATAGTATCAGCGTTTCCCGAGTCCTCAGATACTAATATTGATTTTACTATACCAGTTGTTGATGCAGGCACTGTATATACAGTGGTTACACCATTGGTTGTTAAGTCTTTTTTAGCGTTTGTAAATACGTTAGCCACCTATAAACCAGGACACTCGTTCCTGCTCCTGTTTTACTTCGTCTAAAAATGTAGAATTTAATTGATCCTTCATAATAGTCAAAGCTCTGTTAATTTGTTTTTGGTTTGATACATCATACTCCTCTTTTGGTTCTGGTAATCTTATGTTTATCTTAGTCATTATCTTCTACCATCTGGTTGTACATCTAATTTAAGAGTACCAAATCTCCAGGACTCACTAGATGTATCGTTTTCTATTTTAATATTTATATATCGTCCTCTAGCTCTAGTATCTTTTTTAATTGTACTAGATGATATTGTAAAAGGACTTAGTGCTGTATTAGTTTGAGTTTCTTGCGGATATCTTTTTACTCCTAATGTTACTTTTGCATTACCTTGTAATGATTTAAAATCAGGTACAAATCTTCTCATTTTCATAAATACTTCACCGGCAACAGCAGGAGCTATTGGGTTTCTAGATCTTTGTTCTATGTCTATATCATATGATTTTATAAATGATGTGACTGATGTAGTTGTACCATTTGGATTTACTTGATCTGTACCTACTTCGTGTTCAAATAAAGTTGTTTGCCCTAGGCCAGATTCACCTACAATAGCAGGAAATGTACCACTTGCAGATACGTTATATTTAGTTGCAAAAGGTTTTGGATATATTGTTGCATCTACCCAACTAGTTCTAGATTCTGTGCCTGTATACCAAACACCACCTACCACTCTTGTCAGTGCAGATTCACCAAAGTTAAGCACAACATATTTGTCATTGTAATCAGAGCCTGCGCTTGGATACCACCAAATAACTTCTGTAAATAAATTATTTAATCCTGCATTTACTTGTTGTCCTTTTGTAGTGTCAATATTTTCAAACACATGATCTTCCACTGTGCATGGTAATGATTTTACTGTACCATCAAATGCAAAAAAACCTTTAGGTGACATCCAGTAAGCAACACCATCTATTTCTACAGCTGAATTTTTTCCTATCAAACCACAGTTTGTGCCTACCTGTTCAAATCCAAACGTAAATGGTGCACCAACAAATTTCATAGTATACAATGCATTATCTGTAAAAATTAAAATAGTTTCTTTTGCTTTTAGTGCACCCATAATTTTTGTACCATCTTGCAATCTTTGTGTACCTGCAGTATTTGTTGCTGTAGGTGCATATGTGTTGATTGCTTCTTGGTCAGAAAATCTTATAAACATATCATCTTGTGTTGCCGTGTTACCAATAGTTGTTTCTGTTGCAAGATGTATTAAGTGTCTAGTTGTTGGTGACACAAGTGTAATTCTACTCGCTGTTGGATTACTGTTAGTTTCAAAACCTGTTGTTGTAGTTGATGCACGATTATTTAATGCAGATGCTGCACCACCATTCCATGTAAATGTTTTACCATTTGCAATAGTTGCAATTAAAACTTCTCCAAAATTATCTAATGACCATAATCCTGGTTCTAGAGATACGTCAGAAGCTGTTGCAGCTTCGCCCCAGTTACCATCGCCCCAGCCAGCAACACCCCAACCATAACCATATGTTTGTGCTCTTGGTCCTACAGGCTCGTAAGGTTTTAAACTTAAACTACCACCAGCGGATACTGTGCCAGTTGCATTACTAGTTTGTGTAATTGTAAACGTACCAGTTGTAGGCACTGTTATAACTTGAAAGTTTTTATCTTCGAAGTCCGAGTTTTGATAACCTGTGCCGCCTGGTAAAGTAACACTATCTAATTGTACAATATCTCCAACAGATAAATTATGTGCTGCTTTTGTAATTGTACATGTAGGTGATCCATTTGTAGTTGCAATTGTTGCAGATGTTAATGTTGTTTTTAGTGGTGTAATATCATGAAGCTTACCTTCAAAATATATTAATAAAAATTTATCTGTGCCTATGGCAACATATCTATTACCTTCTAAATCAGTAAAAGCATGCATGGCTCTTGCTACACCTACTATTGTATCCGTAACAAGTGATGACCATCCACCAACTTTTTCTGGTAGACCATATCTAAATCTAACATTGTCAGAATCAATCCAACGGTTTTCTGCACCAGAGTCAGAAGATTGTTTGTCTATTCCTGGAAGAAATTTATACTCAACTAGAGCCATCTGCTAGCTCCTATATTTTATCTTTGTATGCCCAGCCTCTCGTTGCATTTACATATACTAAAGTAAAAGCTGCACCATTTGTGTTAACTACTAAATTAGAAGCTGCCCCTAATATGTTTGATCCATTTCTTGCAATTGTAAGATTATTAGAGTTAACATTGTTTCCACTATCAATAAAGGTAACTTCGTTACCGATAGCAGGTGACGCTGGTAAGGTTACTGTTACTGAACTATTAATACCACCTGAAGACGTATCGATTAATAACTGATCTCCATCTACTGCAGTGTATGCTCCCGGTACTGTATAGTATCCTTTGTTAATTAAACCTTTGTTTACATTAGTACCATCTGAATATACTAAAGATTTAGATCCAATAGGTAAAGCTATCCCGGTCCCTGATACAGTCTTAACTGTTAGTGTGTAATTGTTTGATGATCTAGCTGTAGCATCTTCTACGATAAATACTCTCTCAGCACTATTAGGCATAGTAACTGTTCTGTTAGCTGCTAGGGTTCCTGTTAATTTAAAATATAAGTTTTTACCATTTGATACAGCATGGTTTGATAATGCTAGAGCAACATCACTGGATGCTACATCAATAGCTATATAACCACTAGCTGCTTGTTCTAATATCTGTAAATTTGTATTTGTAATTGTACCCCAGGTACCTGACTTTTCACCTGTTGTAATTAGTTCTAGTTTTAAATCACTTGACGTACTTGATGCCATAATTCTCCTATGGGTTCAATGGGTCTATTGGAACCCATGTCCCTGTTGCGTTTGGATCTATATCGTTCCAAGATACCACATTAACGGTACCATTGGCAAGGTTAAATCTGTTGCCCGTAGGTTGAACTCCAAAGCCAACAGTAGTGTTTCCTACAGCAATATTAACCCTTTTACCAGTGGCTAATACCACAACGTTTTGAATACCGACTCCGGCAAAAGTTGTAGCTGAAAACGATGTTGCTCCAAAAAACATATTATGGTATCTCCACCCAAGTTTGTGTTGCGTTTGTAGGCACTGCTTCCCACATTCTTAGTGTTATATCAGATGTACCTAGCTCAAGTCCATTACCAGATGGCAGAGCTTTTGCTTTAGCTAATACAGTTACATCACTTGTACCTATGTTAAATCTCTTACCAGATACAATTGCAGTTGCATTTGCTTTAGCTGTTGCATTACCAAGGGCTACTTCAAAGCCATTACCAGTAACTGATAAATTACATTTACCAATAATTGTAACATTACCTATACCTATATCAAATGCGTTTGATGTTATAGTTGGCACAGCACCAGCTTTTGTAGTAACTGTTCCTTTAGCTATTTCAAAACCTTTTCCTGTAACTGGCACATCTTTAGGAATAGAAGCTTGTGCATTACCAATCCCTAATTCTAGTCCATTGCCAGATAATACTTCTCTTGCTTTACCAATAATAGTTACATTACCAGTAGATATATTTACTCGATTACCTGTGACTGAAAAATTAGCAGCTCCAGATGTTGTAGAGTTACCAATAGTTAAATTGATCCTTGATCCAAGGACATTAACGAATGCGTTAGGATTAAAGCCTACATCAGAAAAGGCCGCTGCCGAAAAGGAAGTAGCACCGAAATACATGCGAGATTACCTCGCTGTGTTTGGAATATTATTAGACCCTACTAAAGATTGTCCTATTGCCCAATATACATAAACTCCGCCTGTATCATTAAAAGCTCCATCAGTAGTACGAAATTTAAAACCATTAGATACCATGTCCATAACATCTAAACTTGTATTTTCTGCATTTCCTTGATGGGGAAATAATCTTTTCTGCGATACATTATAAGTATCTCTTGCTGTGTCCATTATTGTCCATGCGTCACCACTATCTAATCTGTGAGTTATAACAAATCTTGGTTTGAAACCGGTATGAACAAAAGTACCATTTGCACTGCCATTACCATTATATCCACCTATTTTTTGGTAACCAGGTTTGTTAGCAAAACAATAAGCTACATAAGTTGCACCACTTCCATTTACACCACCATTAGTTCCTAATGAAAATTTTGTTGATGTTGGATTGTATTGAAATTCGTTTGAACTATCTGTTGCAACTCCAACACCTGAACTATTTAAATACATATATTTTGTAAAACCGGTATAGCCACTAATTCCACCATCTGATTTCCAAGTCCAGTTATCTGCCCCACTTAATTTTTTTATTATAATAAGATTAGGTGTAACTCCTAAACCATGTGGAAGAGTAGCTGTAGAACCTGTTCCAGTGTATGCAATTATTGAAAAACCTGCAGTTTGATTAAAAGAATATCCTGTTGGAGTAATTGATGCACTATCTTGATTTATACCAGATGTTGTTCCTGCTTTCCAACACCAATTTACGTAATTATTTGTGCTGTAATTAAAACTTCCACTTGAACCAAACACATAGCCATCAGAAGTAAATGATGTTACTGCATTTGCATCTGTGCTTTCAACACCATCAGTACTTGTAAATATTTTTTTAGTACCACCTCTAACAGAATCTACAACTGCTGGAATGTAAGAACCATTGTCTCTATTTTTAGTCCATATAAAATCTGGTTGAAAACTCATTCCACTTATAGTTTTTCCACTACCATTTGCTTGATATAAATTTATGTCAAATTGTGCTGTAGATTTGTTAATAGTAGTATAAGCCATTATAAATTTAATCCTTTTGTTGATAAAGCAGTATAACCTGCGGGTACATCATACTCGAAAATTCCATTATTACTAGCATTAGTTCCTGCACTAGACACTGCTGTTGTTCCAAAATAACCATTACCAAAGTTTGCTGAAAAAACCTTAGTTCCACCAGAAGCAATAGTTGAACAAGCAAAGTAATATTGTTTGCCAGAAGTTATTGAAACTGCACCAGTTCCTGTAGAACCTGAAGTTGGTACACCAGAATTTTGATAAGTTCCATTTTTATGAAAATATAATTTATTATTATCCATGTCTAAAGCTATACCTATAATATCTCCATCAGCATAAGTTGAAGCAGTATAAACATCTGAAGCATTATATTCTCTTACTTTACCTAAAGAACCATAAGAATAACCATTAGTATAAGCATTTAGATTTTTTGAACCTGTACTAAAATATGTGTCTGCTTGAACAATACCAACTGCAGCATCTATACTACCAAAACTTCCTGATACTGCTTTAAATTCCATATACCATTTACCAGAACTTACAGCTAAAGTTGATGGTGATACTTTGTAATTAGCATTATCTGTGCTTACTGTATTATTTCCTTGTGAATATGTGGTATTACTTCCAATATTAATTAAAGGATTTAATGTAGCAAAAACATTACTTGGACAATCTTCTGTTTTTGTAAGTGTACCACCACCAACTGAAAATGCGTTTGAATTAGGTGAGTGGTCCGTTGTAGCAATAGAATCTTTTAACCACCAAAAACCATTAGTTCCATAGTTTGAAATACTTGGAGAGGTTTTAATTTTCCATTCGCCAGTTGTTGTGTCTGTTTCACCAAAATCTGATGCTTGATAAACATAACCTTGTGTAAAATGAACATGAGATAAAGCACCTCGGAAATAATAAGAAGTACCTGCTTCTACATATCTCCCCATATAAGGAGTATTAGTAGTGTTCATTATTTTTAAATCTTGGTTATTATTTGGATAAGTATTTGAAGAATAAGAACCTGCGTAAAGTTCTCCATTAATATAAATTTTAATTTTATCAGCATCTGATGATTGTGTTGTATCTACTGCAAATACAATATGATACCAGGCATTTGTATCTCTAAATTTTCTACTTAACTTAATGTTTGTTCCACTACTATCAAAAAAAGCTAATCTATCTGAAGCATCAAAATAAATATATCCTCTATGAGTATTACTATAAGTATTGCCGTACAAACCTTGCTCCAAGCCCTGTCCACATTTTTTTACCCACATAGATAAAGTAAATTTTTGAGCTTCCGCTGTTGAAGGTGTTTGTTGTGTAAATGTTAAATATGTACTAGCCATGGTTAATTGAATTGTCCTCCTCCTGACGCACCGTGAGATATAGTAATTGTAAACTGACGGTCCGCTGTTTGGCCCTGTGCATCTGTTGCTCGTATAGTAAATGTATACGTAGTTGTAGCAGTTGAGCCTGATTCAGTACCAGTGATTGCACCAGTGCTTGTATTTAAACTTGCACCACCTGGAAGTGCTCCAGATTGCACAGCAAAGCTTGTAGCATCTGTTGCAGCAACTGTAAAGTTGATAGTTCCTAAAGCTGCCACTGTTCCTAAACTTCCTGCCGCAGTTGTCCATGCAGGTGCATCAGATACAGTTAATACTGCAGAAGCTGATCTACATGCAATACCATCATTATTTTCTAGTCTTAAAAAATATGTGCCATCAACCGGTAAAGTAAAGTTTGCAGTTACAGACGTTGCACTTGTAAATGTTACAGAGTTTGCAGTTACTATTGCACCAGTAGATGAATTGATTGCATCAACAAAGGGTGGTGTAGAACTGTCTTTAAAATTTGTACCAGTTATAACTATGTTACCAGCGTTGTTATCAATAACTGTTGGACTAATACCAGTGATAGTTGGAAACGTAATACTATCTGCAAAAGATAAGGTCCCTGATCCGTCAGTCGCGATTACTTGATTTGCTGTACCATCAGATGTTGGTAATTTTAAAAATACACCTGTGTTAACTGTTGGTG